GAACATGTTATCCGGAAGAAGTACTTTTTTATCAGTAATAGAATAAGAGCCATCTGTATTCTTAGTACCAAGTTGGAACTTATGATGTATATCCTGTCCAACTGGATCCCGAAGATAATCTGTTACTAGTTCGCTACACCAACGCATACACTGTATTTTGTTTATCTCAGCCCCCTTAGAAGGAAAGGATGATATGAGTCGTGCATATGTCTCTGAGGCTGTAAAAAATTTATTATTCATAATTATTTTCCTCCTTTATTATAGTGATCGTAATTACCCATGACAATCTTTACATAGTCCTGTGTTTCCTTGAATGGTGGAACACCTTTGTACTTCGCTACATTACCCGGTCCGGCATTATACGCTGCAAGAGCCATAGACTTATCACCATTGTATTTCTTTATCAGATGGGACATATACATCGCTCCACCCATAAGATTCTGTTGTGGGTCATTAGGATCGATATCCTTACCCGTAAGTCTCTTAATCTCTTTGATAGTAATCGGTGTCAACTGCATAAGACCTACTGCACCGGCATTACTACGGGCATGAGGTTTAAACTGACTCTCCTGTTTTGTTACCCCGGCAATTAAGTTACTATCTACTCCTGATGCTTTGGAAGCATTCTGTATCATATCAGCATACTCTCCTGAATAGATACTGGGAGTATTACTTTGTGGTTGTAGAATGGCCGGCTTGTTGTTATCCATGGCTTGTGAACTATAAGGTATAATGGCATCGGTACGTGATACTCCGGCAGAAGCATCTATGTAAGATTGGTTCTTAAGCATCTTAGCATTCTGTTGTTGAAGATATCCACCTATATTGGCATAATCCTCGTCATCAAATTTATCAGTATATAGTCGTTTCATTGTTCTAGTATTTATAACCGGTATCTTCAATATCCCGAATACGTTGTTTATAATGTTTACCTAATCCCCAAAAGGGTCTTTTATATCTTGTACTTCGTATCTTTTTATCATAGATACATTCTATGGTGGTATAGAACCCTTTATTCTTACTTCTCTTTTTATCCTGTGGAAATCCTTTATAGGATGTTGTCGAGGTCTTGGTACGTAACTGAATAACTCCTACATTCTTTATCTGAATACTGTTACCCTTAAAAAGTTCTTCAATGATAATGGATATCCAGGCGAAATATATCTTGAATCCCATTCCTTTAATAATACTACTTTTTGGATGAGTATCCACACTAAAGGTAATATGATTTAGTCTCTTTCTGAATATCGTCTCCAACAATGATATCTTACGTGTTCCAATAGCATTGTCTATATTGAGAATGTCATGGTAATCATACTCTTCTACCGTAATGGTAGGAACCTTTTTATTAACCCTCGATATCTTTGTCTTTACTTCCATTGTTGTTATCCTTCATGGGGTTAACGCCATCTCTGAACTGAGGAGCATAGTTTAATTTCATATCGATACCACAATATTCTTTCATGGCTTTTATCACATCAGGTGTATCATCCTCTCGTGTCTGAAACTGATAATCTACCTGATGAATATTATCACTACGAGTAAACCTATCTGTCTCAATAGCATTAGAAGCATCAATAACATAGATCTTACCATTGATAGTAATCTCAAAATCTTTATCTTCTCGTTTTGTATAGAGAATCCATGATACTCCAAAATAGAATACAATATCCGGGAATACAACTGTATCGGTTATAACTAAATACATAGTAGTATGATTTTATTGTTGTTGATCATCTTGTTGCTGATCCTGTTGTTGGCCTTTCATAACAGGAGCATTCTTTGTCTCATCCTGTCCATTATTCATAATGTCCACTGGCATACCTAACTTCTGTGCAATATGTTGAAACGTGATTATTTCCAATTGTCGCAGATTAGCATTATCAATTGGATAGACGGATGTTTCAAATACATATCCGGATACTTTGTCAGGAGACGCAAATATAGCCCGTATAAGCCACTTTGTTTGTACTCCGGCATTACGTATCAATATACGGTTAGATATGTTCGTATAGGCAGGCTGTGAGTTCCCAAAGCGGTGATGTTGATAGGCAATGAATTCTTCAAGTTCTACATAATGAATATCCGTCATAGAATAATCTGCTGTACCCACATACTGTATATTCTTTTTCCCAGAACTTCCTAATATCATTTCAGGAAGAACAATACTTTGACAGACAAGTTTTATAACACTATTATCGGCAACAGTATTATCTACCGAGAGACATGTTATTTCCTGATAGAATGGTGTAAGACTTTCTCCACTAACATATATCTTTCGTAACAAAGCAGCTCGTGATTGGTTGATAATGTCTATAAGCCATGAATCCAGCAAAACTACGTCATCATTAATGTGTGGTTTTAACTGAATCTTTAGACTCTCAACGATACGTTCCAGAGTTATCATATAATAATTTTTTAGAATGAATAATAAAGGGTGAGTAGATTTAGTCCACCCACCCCATTATTTACATGAACGTATCTGATTAATTAGTCACATTACCAGCATCCAGTAATAGGATTAAATAATCTTTGATAGTCTTAGCCTTTACAGCAACTACATCAGCCATAGAAGCTGCATTAGTACCTGCATCGGTAGCAGTGGCAAATTCAACACCTGCAATAGCCGTAGCCGGTACATAGATATTGATTACCTGATCACGCGTTGTACTTGCCGAAGCGGATACATTTTCATATCCCAACGTCTTTTGAACGATAGAAATACAAGCATAAGGTACACCAGCAGTAGGAACAATAACACGTTGACCAGCCTGATCCGGATGTGGAGCAAACAAACGAAAGATATCATCATCCGTATAGGTAGCTTTCTTAAATGCAGTAGTAAGGACCTGAGTAAATGCATCCTCAAATGTATGTACTGTAAATAAGATTCCTACTTTACTTGCTTCCAATACTAATTTCTGTGCAACGTTAGTACCAACAACAACAGCACCGGTAAGAACTGCATTTGAAGTACGAGGTACATCAAGAGCAATGGTAGCGATAAGACCGTTGATGATAGTATCCTTATCAGCATCCAATAGTGTCCCTGCAACGATAGTAGTAAATGTAGTCATCTTATAGGAATAGGTATGTGCAACCGGGAACTGATCATTACCAAAACCGGTATACAAAGGTTGATGAGTAACCTCAACATCAAAGACAACAGATTTCTCTCCATTCCATAAGAAGTTAGGAGTAAGTGTGATTTTTTCTTTTTGTCCTGCCTGGCCAGTCTTAATAACTGCTGTTTGTCCTGCATTCTCTGGGATATCAATACCCAGGTTTTTAAAGGTAAGATGTTTCAGTCCCTTTGAATCAAAGTAGAAACCAGCATCAAGACCTGTCAAAGAATTTAAAAGGTAGTCCTGTGGACCACGAACTAAGTTTGACATAATTTAGTATGTATTATTGATTTGTATTTTTATGTTTTAAATCTGCATTGAATGTCTGGTTACGTACATCCTGACTTCTTTCAAGATACATACGAGCGGCTGCATTGATAATTTCTACAGTAACTTCGTTTCCAAACACACAGGACAGATCATCTTTTATTACCATCGTCTCATCTACACGAGTGGGATGGGAATAATAATCTAAGTAAATTTTTACTGAAGTCATAAGAGGTGGGACATACACCACGATATATGTCTTTTCACTTATGATATCGAACTTATAATAGACTTGCTTCTGATTAGGTCGACTGTATACTCCTGAAAGGACATCTGTTTCTTCCACGCTCTTTAATAAAGAACATTTAGCATTCCATGAACCATTCAGAAGTATAGCAATACGTTTTACGCGTCGACATTCTGCAGGACGTTCAAACTGATAACAAAGATACTGAGTATCGGTAGAGAGAGTCATAACTGTCCCCTTAACCGATTTGATAAGAGGTATTAAATCATCTGTGACTTTCTTATTAAGTTCTATCACGGCTAATTTATTGGTAATAACTTCTTCCTGTGCCTGGTTGAATACCAATGCAAATTCAGCAGGTAATACCGTCCCTACTCTATGCTTGCCTACTACAGCAAGAAAATCCTTGTAGATTGTTTTGAACGTCATCATATTATTTTATTACACCTTCAATTTTGTTTAACTGATCTTTAAGTGGTGCATAGATAGCATCATTCTTATCATTATACACAAAAGCCGCTGCCTCTGCTTCATTTGCTCCCAGGGTAATACTACCATGCATGATGTAACCCGTTGCTGTTGCCTTTTTCAAAAGATCATATGAGATAAGTTTCTTAATGAATACTATCTTCGCATTGGTATCTGAATTGGCAAAGTATGCAATTACCTCTTTTGGATTGGACTCACAGCGTGCATATAGAGCGGCCTCAGCCCTACTTGAAGTCATGTTGGTAGCATTCTCCCCAAAGAAGAACAACATGTCCACCATGTCCTTTAAAGTAGCTAATTCCTCTACTAAGTTACCAGCTTTTCTTTTTAATTTAGCATCGCTGACATCACGCTTAGAATCTTCTTCCAAATTTTCCATATAGAACAAATGTGTACCCTGATCAATATCTTTCTTTGAAGCAGCTATTTCTGGTAGTGATAAAAAGAATTTATATTTCACAGAATCAATGGTAGGAATAAGTACATCACCTTTGTATGTTAATACTAATGGATCATTATTCCGTATCATATAATTCTCATTAGGGTCTATGATAAGTGGTTGTTTATCCAACTCAGCTTTACTTAGATTCTCCTGTCCTGTAATATACTTTTTAAGGGTATCGTTCCAGGGAGCAGCGCTCATAAACGGCTTAACTTTGTATTTCTTAGAGATAGCAAATATCTTAATATTGACGGTTGTTATCTCTGGTTCTTTGGTTGCCATAACTTGTTTTATTTATTATAAATGATTACTTAAAATGCTACTGGTTTATACAGTTCAGCAATACCATTGACATCCATCAATGCAGCTCCTGTTTCCCACAATATGTGGTGATGTTTACCATCAACTGAGTTAGCCATATCGCCACCCTTATTGATACCATTCACTTCACCTTCTTTCCATCCACGGGATCCCAGTGCCAACAATTCAATTGCCGGTTGATTGATAGAGATATCACCTAACGATAAGAAGATAGCGTTATGAGAAGTATTACGTGTTCCATCAGGTCCGTAAGTAGTTGGACGCATTGGAGAGTCCATCCAAGGAATTACAGTAGGAATGATCTTTACACCACCAAATTCATAGTACGAATAATCAAGATTGATACCTTTGGTACCACCTGTTCCTTCTACTGTATGAGGTTCAATACCTGCTTCTTTTTTCATGATACGGGCAAAGTCTTTATACCACTGCATACCACAGGCAACAGCAACTTCTGTTCCCCATGCAGAAGAATAAATAGAGATATTTTCCATGATATTGTCGATAGTACGAGTACTAAGGATATTATAAGGAAGTCTCCATGCACCATCACCCTGGTTCAATATACCATCACCGGCCATAACTTCAAATCCTTCTACAGTCTTCATGATGACTTTATCATCAGGAGTAACGGTAGAACGACCAAATAAGATCTGACGTTCACGATACATGGCAGCACGTTGAAGCATTTCAATCTGAGCCATATCAGTCCACATAGTAACACCATTATGTTCTACCCATACAGCATTTGGTTTGAATTCATTAGCAGTACCAGAGATAGACCATTTCAGACGTTGGATAGTCATATGGGTATAGGCTGATTCATTGAAAGTATATTTTTCGTATGCTGTCTCTGACATTTCCTCAAACTGAGTATGAGAGATACCAACTTCCATACCAATAGCAAGTAAAGCAGGATTTACATAGTCAGATGATACATTCGTATTGATCTTAGCACGATATTTAAACTGACCACCATTAACCTCTACTGGTAATTGAGAATCAGCAAGAAAGATGTAAGTTTGGTTATCGGCCAATTCTAATACATCACGAGGTGAAAACCAGTTCGTGTCAAGGGTAATATCAATCCATGATTGGTTCTTTCCCGGAGTAGTTGGATAGGCATCACATACAGTAGCTGCCATGATACGTCCTTTACGATCCGGATAACCTTTTACCTGCCACATAACTTTGCGGTTACCTACCACACGGTATTTACTGGATGCAGGGTCTTTAATATCATACGCTTTCGAAATCATATTACGTTGAGCCAACAGTGATGTAAAGGCCGTAATATTTTTATCAAACAAAGTTGGAACGAATGGCAACATTTCCGGATTCGATATCATGTACTTAGACATGTGTTTCGAGGTAGGAGTTTCATTCGCAAATTCTTTCGGGAAACCTGGTAAGATTCTCATTGTGTAAATTATTATTTATACGTTTATTTTTTAGAACCTCTGTCCGGTTGTGACAGTAACATACGTTCCTGTTCAGCATCCATGGTTAGTGATTCTATTCTTCGTGATCCACCGAAAGAAGGAGTAAGTTTTAATTTCTTAAAGATATCCTCTTTGGTTGATTCCCGTCCCTTGGTGATAAGTTCGACCATCTTATCTTCCCCACTCTTGGCTAATAGAAAAGCTGCTTTATATAACATCACATCGTCTGACAACATGATATCTATTCCACGTATTCCTGTTGTTTTGTCAGGGGTAATCAAAGTCTTTAATTCATCCAACCATATAGCATGGTCCTCCTGACTGACAGGGATTCCAAAAATGGTGTCTACATTTGTTACTTTTGTTTTTATATCAGCAATCCACTTATCATTGTCTGCAAGTGTCTTGGTGTAATTCTCTTCATACTGTGCTGACTTCTGATTATTAAAATCATCCATGAGCTTTTTATTGTAAGCATCAACACGGGATTGTATCTCTAAAGCAAGTTCCTGTTTACCTATTTTACTAAGTTTAGAAATTTCTTCATTGATATCATCTTCTGTCAATCCATCCGGATTTGTTGTTTCATCATAAGTACCATAACGTGCTCTAAAATCAAATGCTATTTTTTGATCAGTAGTCATCTTCTTTAAATCCACATAATCAGATGATACAGTATCTACCAAATCATTGATGGTAAGATTTGGATTGTTGGCGGCCATCTCCTGTATCTGTTTTGCCAGAGGATGTAATGTCGGTTGATTATCAAAACCAAATTTCTTTGCTACCTGTGCTTTAAGTAAATCCTGTTCTGTTTCCTTGGTTACTTCAGGCATAACAAAACCTTCATCCGATTTAAATGCATCCCATATAGGATTCGGTGTGAAGGTATCATCTGTTTGAGTAGTCGGTTTTGCTGCTTCTGTGGCTGCTGGTTCAACTTTATCTGCTTCGGTAGGTGTTTGTACAGGTTCGTCTTTATACGTTCCCTCAGGGGCAGCTAAACGCATAGATTCGGTAATAGTTACATCACCTGTTCCACCACCAAATTCTCCGGCTTCTTCTTGTAAATTATATTTATATACCCACATAATTAAAATTCTTTATTGGTTCCGTAACAATCACTGGAAAACAGATGTACTGCAGTAGCACATTTAATAACTAAGTTTGGTGCCCTACCAGCAATTGATGGATTGACATATACTACATCACCAACTTCATATTCTGTTGTTCCTGTTTCCATGACAACACCTAAAAATGGATATACTCCCAGGAATGTTTCCAATGGAAGTACTGTTTCATTACCAATCTTAATCATACTTTTACGTTGAGGAACATCTACCGCACATATTAGTAATGAATCCTTACGACACTTGAATCCTGTCTTACCAGGTTCACATACTTCCAACAATGATGGATACTTGTACTGACTTGAAGTGTTCACTTTCTTGTTCTCTGATTGAATTTTTTCAATCTTTTCTTGATAGTCTTTTAAAAACATAAACGTTTAGTTTTTAGTGGTTAATAATTATGCTACAAATATATGAATATTTTAATTTATATCAGTATAATTTTGTAAATGTTTTATGATTTGAGATTTACCTTATTTCTCATATTACTCTCATGATCAATATGTGTCTTCCTTACATTATGGATATCATCCTGTTGAAGTTGCATCTGATTCATAATAGCATTGATTTTAAGTTCAAAACCTTTCATCATCTCATTGACTCTGTTGGCACGTGCTTCTTCCTGTAGGTATCCTGATTCAAGTTCGTTCTGTGAACCTACCTTCATACTTTCAAGTTGTGTCTTGGCTTGCAGTTCACGTTCTTTATACTGAGATTCCCATTGGAACTTCTGTGTGTCAAGTTGCAGTTGTGCTTGTTGAATCTGTACACTAGCCTGTTGAAGTTGATCAGCCTGTTGACGAAGTTGTCCATCTATCTGACCTTTCAGTTGTGCCGTCTGTTGATCACCTTGTGCCTTCTGATCCTGTAGTTCCATGGCATTATTCTGACGAATACCTTCAGCTTCTTTAGCAAAGTGCATAAGAGACTGTTCCATCTCGATAAGGTCATCAATCTTAAAGAGTGATACTAGTGATGCAATAGGAAGTTCCATGCGTGACCATGACTGTATGGCTACCTGTCTGAGGTCTTCCAACTGTGAATCTTCTTTTATATTATTAGTTGAATATAAACGGAAATCAGCACCACTTAAGAATGAATGAGGAATCTGTATAAGTACTTCTTCTAAATCCTTATTCATATAATTTATTACCTTACCCTTTTCCCATACAAACTGTATCTTAAGATTCAGATACTGTTCAATAGCCTTTTGGAATATCTTATCATTCTCTGCAAACTGTATCTCTGTAATAAGAGCTGACTGTTCATTAGACATCTTTACGTTCTGTACAGGATCCTTAGAAACAAACTGACCTTCTGAGGATGGGGTAATACCAATGATCTTACTCATCATAGCATCAATACCATTTAAGATAACATCAAACCACTGGATAGAATCATTAAGCCCATCATCAAAGTTCTGGAACTGATTAAAGGTAGCCGGAACCTTACGACCTTTTTTCATTGTTTCAATCCACATAGTTCCTAGTCTACGGTAATACATCCATTTACCGGTACTCATAGACTCAGGTTTCTGTGATTTATCCATAATCATTCCTTTAACACCACTCATGGCAATGGTAAGTTCTTTCTTATAGTTCACAATATCATAAAGCTCTATAAGCTCACGTAAACGATAGATCATGCTATATGGTTTATCTGATACCGCATTGAATGATCGTGCCACCAAGGGCAGCGCTGGAAGTCCTGGCATATCTTTAGGACGAAATACATTATCCTGTTTTCCCATATTGATACAAACTATATTTCCAAGAATGATACAATGGTAACAGTCATATATAACTGCACGATTACGTATCTCATCTTTTTTAATTTTTGTATCTTTTTCGATAAGATTATAAAATGACTCACCATCCCGGTGTTTGTTTGGAGACTGTTTATAGAATATCTCACGAGGTGCCAAAAACCAGACGCGTTGTACCGGTATCTGATCATGAATAGAATGAAGTGAATCACCACTATCAAAGTAAGCACCATTTCCTACATAGTTCTTAAGAGTGTTATAATCTCCGCCGGTATAAGCTGCAAGAATGTTATTCTCTGTATCAGTAAGTTCAAACTCAGATGCAGCCTGGCTCATAGTCATATGTTCCTCGGTCATACACCACTCACCATTGTTAGTCCATTTATTGTTACCACCACGAGAGAAGTAAGCTGTATAGGCATCAATCTGTTTAAAAATGACATCTTCCTTACGGGGATCATAATAAGTAATATATGTTGGTTTACCAGTAACTATCTTTTCCTTTAGTCCTACATTCCAGTGTTCGTTAAGATC